TTTTTATTCCACGATTTATTAGTCAATGTTGTCATGATAAGGATGACTTTATTGATTACTGAGACTTTGATGTCGTGTTTGAAATTAGGACAATCCCAACTATATAGAGGGGTGTGGATCGGATTTATCCCTGAAGCATCTAAAGCTTTTTAGGATGATGTGTTTGAGGCGCATCATCTAATGCAGTTTTCGACTCTTAAAATATGAAAACAAGCAGGTTAGTAGCTCAAGCTCCTTAATTTAAGATTACCTCATGCCAGACGGAAGAACCGATAGGTGGAGTGTGATTTCTAAAATATAATGCTGTATATCTAATTTGAAGATCTGTTTAGTTATCGTCCTCGGGATGATTCTAGCAGACGTAGCGCTTCTAAATTAAATATGTTTATATTTGGATTTCATAATGTAATTGTTAAGGAAAACTCTAGCGAAAGCACAATGTGTAGCATGGACAAGTGTAACATTAACCCAAAACTCAAACAAAAACCGACTTCTTCTACTGTTAGTTTCCAAGACAGTAAAAGAAATAAGCAAATTGGAAAACGGACCGATAATACTGGAGACTTAGATAAGATAATATCTTTGATAAGGCGAAAGTATTATGAAAAACACAATATCATACCGCGTGATGTTGAATATAAAGAGCGTGATGCTAATGGCATACATTATGTGTGCCACATTGATCTACTTTATTTGATTCGAGTAGACAATAAAGCATTCGCTCAGCGTATTCAGCACGTTGACAAGTATCTATCTCATGTACATCGAAAGATAGAAGTGGTTGACGGCTGTAAGATATTGTTTCTGGACTTCAAACAACAACACCGGAAATTTGAACCTCAGATTATAGGTTTATCCGCAATTAGTGATAGTATCAATGCGCTTACCAGCGTTATTTCTAGTTTATCTAGCGGATATTCCTGTTTGAAGAGTGGCCAATGGAAACACATTTTAGCTGACGTTACAGCTCTCTTATTGCACATTAGAGAAGGCTTTTTGTCAGTTCCAAAATTGTTTGCATGCATATTACAACTCTACTCATTGGATAGTAGGGTTAGACATATGTCAGGCCAGAGTTCATCAACAGACTTGCTAACTTTGTTAGGCGTAGCTGGATTTCCTAAGAGTATTTTAGATGCTCTTAAGTCTTTCACTATGTTGACGGGAAAGAAAATATTTGATGGTGATTTTGTTATGTCTTGCTTCAGCAGTGCTGTAACTCTTATTCGCTCAGTTTTATCTTATATGAGCGAGAAAGAGTCTACTTTAGCTGGAACTAATATAACAGGATTTATTACCAAGTTTTTCGATTTCATGACTTCTAGTGTAGATCAATATAATCGTATTAAGGCGATTATTAATCTTTACACACGAGCCATGAAAAATCCCGGAGAATGCCATAACAGTATATTTCGAACAGATGTGATTAAGCTATACGAAGAGTGTGTAGCTGATCCTCTTTTTTCGGATTATATTAGCAATGCGTCAAACAAGGATTTCCGTATTACTTGGAATGCTTTTGTAGAATCAGTCTACAAAGTTTGTAAGTATTACGGAATAAGCAAGAGAAAGGAACCAGTCGCAGTTGTTTTTCAGGGTCTTGCTGGATCTGGAAAAACAACTTTGATGAATACGTATGTGGACTACTTGTTTCACCATAATAAATCTGTTTATGTTCATACCGTACCAGCGGTTGAATCTGAGAAAGATTTTTATGATGATTATAAAAACCAGGATGTTTTTGTCATGGATGACGTAGGTCAGCAGGGAATATCACAATGGAGGACTCTAATCAATTTTGTGTCTACCACTGTATTCCCTTTGAACTGCGCCAAGGCTGAATGGAAAAATACTAAATCGTTTAATTCTAGTTTGATTTTAGCAACTACTAATAAGTTTGAACACTTAACAGGTATGACTAAAGCAGACTGTATTAGCGAACCGGATGCTCTTTTTCGCCGTCCTCATTTGATAAATGTGGAAGGTAAGAAAGATGCAAATGGACATTTCTATCAGGTGCTGACTTATAAGAAATATGATTATAGTGCAGCACGGCCTAAGTGGGTCCGTGGTTTTATACACCACTGGTCCACCAATGACATAAACCCTGTGTTTGATAGCAGTTATTACCCACCTAGTAAACGCAATTTAGCGGTTATAAAGTGGTTATCGACTGTTGTAGAGCACATACAACGGACAACGGAACAGGAAAATCTGAAAGTGTCAATAAATAAGGATGATATTCATTTAGTTGATGAATTTGACTTATTTTATGATGCTAGCAATAACCAAATGGACAACCATAGTCAAGATGTCAATGATGTTTCTGACTATGAACGGATTAAAAAGAAAACGGTAGTACGTGCCCGAGCTCAGGACACGTCAATAATTAATACCATTCGAAGTAATTTGCTTGATCCTGCTAAGGATCATGTCAATTTATGGCGAGAGTGGATTAATTATTATGGTGAGCAAACCCAGAAACTTGTGAAAGGATTGGTTTCATGGTGCGCTGAGGCTGTTACACAGTTTTTTAGCGACTCAGGAAATTGGTCAATTTACAAGTGGATACCAACAGGAGACAGATTTGTTGATAGCATTATGGGGGGATTAGAGGTTACTTCTCTAGTTCCTTTACTTGCTATCACCATGTCTGTCATAACACTATGTAGCTACTATAGCGGTGGCTCCATAGAAACGGACAATCTGAAATTATTTGAGGATGCGTGCAATATTGCGGCGGCTAAGGCCGCTGACCCTGATTGGCGATGCCAATCGGGTCCATTGCATGTTGAGTCAGATAATTCCAGGCTTGAGAGTGTAAAGCGAAGTATAAGGATGATAGTTAGAAGAGATCGATATGATTCTGCGCTTGATTCTTTCTCGCAGTGCGTTGTTAGCGGTGATAAAATATTATTACCTGCTCACGCATGGCCTGAGAAAGTTAGTGTGGACATATATGTCTCTTTAGAACATTATCGTAACAATTGTAAAGAACGCGAAGATTTGGATCTCACTAGGATACGTATGTATCCTGGTTGTGATTTGGCTATCTATCAGATCAATAGATGTTTAGCGCGTTACCCCAATTGTAACAATTTGTTCAAGACTGCAACAATCAAGAACCCTTCATTATACCTAGTGAATTCGTATATTACCATACCAATATTGTTAGGACTTAATTGTACTAGCAATAATGAGATAGTTCAATACGGTACTTACGTTCACAAGAAGGGATCAGGATTTTTTCATCCTTTAACAGCTGGTGGAGCCTGCGGCACCGTGCTCTTTTCTGAAGATCATGGTATTGTAGGCTTTCACGTCGCCGGTGGTGATGATATTGGATTTTGTGTCGTTCCTCCTAGGAACGTCGCAGAAGAAATTCGCTCCATCGTGTTACACCGTGAAGATACTCAATATGTTTTTGATCGTGAGATCATACCAGATCACTCTGGTGCTCGCTTACGGTATGTTGATAACTATATAACACCAAGCAGAGTAATTAGTGAATCTGATTTGATCCCTACGGTCTTTAACGCAGACAGTAATCCTCACACTCAAGCTTTGAAACAGGCTATAGTAGATGATGTCAGCGGCAATTTAACTACTGTTGATACTTCTACTATTCGGACAAAGGAACCTCCTTCTTTTACACATATGGGTTCTCCGCGAAAGCTCTTACGGAGCTTAGCAGAGAAGTCGTTTAAGTGTCAGGGAAGAATTACGGAATCGGAAGAGGAATTTATATCAGAGTGCATCGATACTTTAATTCCTGAATTTTATGGGATTAGCGATCAAGTTTGCGCTTTCGGAGACTCTGATATAACTTCTTTAGACAAGGACTCATCCAATGGATATGGATGTTTAAAGGACAAACGAGAGTATTTCAACTTTGAAGATAAAACCATATTGCCAGCAGCTCATAAATTGTTTGACGAATTTCGGTCAGCGATTGAGAATGACAATGTGGATATACGTTCCGTGCTTAGTACGGAATGCTTCAAAGATGAATTACGAACGGTAGATAAAGTCAAGTCTCCAAGGACTTTTAGAGTTATGCCATTAAATCATATATGGTGGACTAAGAAAATCTTTGGAGATGTTGTACAACACTTTAAGAAAGAGAGAATGAAGACTGGTGTTTGTGTGGGTTATAACCCATACGTGGACACCGCTGAGTTAGCTCTGAAGTTACAGCAATGTTCTGTGACAGGTGATATTGATTTTTCAAAATGGGACGGGTCTATAATGGCACGGTTCATGTATTTGATAGGAGATGCTTTTAAGAGGAAGTACCGTGGTGAATACGGTAAAGTATTAGATTACATCATAACTTCCATGGCTTCATCTTGTGTTCTCATTGGTGACGAATTGCATGCTACAACGCATGGCTTACCATTAGGAACCTGGCTGACTCTATTAATGAATTGTTTAATCAATAAGTGTATAACAGCTTTGACTTTATATCGATATAAGGACGAACCAACAACGACCGATTTCAGCAGGGTCGTTGACTTTGTCATGGGAGATGACAAGGTTATAGGATCTGCTGGCGATGATGTTAAGTGGTTTAATTTGCAGACTATTAATGAAGTTGCTACGTCACTTGGAATGACGTGTACCAACGGAGATAAGACACCTATTAAATCCCATCATCAACCATTCATAAATCTTACTTTTGTAAAGAGACATTTTAGACAACACCCAATACTTAAAAAGTATGTTGGGGTCTTAAGTGTTGAAACTTTGCTAGGAACGATACAGTGGATGGACCGGAAGAAAGACCCATCGGAAGTAATACCTGGAAAGATGCGGGCTGTACAGATTGAAGCATATCTGCATAGTAAGGCTTTATACCAAGCTTTTACCTCCCTCTTTTTAGAATATTACCCTTTCGAAGCTCTTTTTACCGAAGAGCAGATAATTGCAATCCTTTCGCGTGATGACGCATACATTACAACTTTGCGACTTATGGGAAAGGATTACAAATATCTGCTATAATGACAGTATACTGTCCCAGAGTTAACTGGACAAACAGGGTCGCAACCTATAGCGCGTTCTTCACGATATACAGTTATAATATCATCCCTCTTCAGGATGGTAGCTAGGCGTGAGAATGTAAAAATGGGAAGTTGGGTTATAATAATGATAAAGACCCGTCAAAATGGATCATTGCACAACCAAATCAAATAGACAATGAATTTATGGAAAAAACCAACAGTGATTTTAAGATACAAGATGAGAATATGACTACTGAGGTAGCCTCTGTTACCACACGCACAATAGTAGATAATACTAATGAGCGCGATATAGTGTTTGATGAAGTTAGTAATATTCCCGACGCGTATCGCGTCGACGCTAAACCTTGGATTGAGAGACCTTTCTTTGTAGATCAGGTGATGTATACTACCACCGCGCAAAGATTTTCAGTGCTTAGTAGCGCTGTTCGCTTTCTACCCGGGGATATAGCTCGATCTAATCCTAACTTGTTGAACGCTTTCAAAATGGCCGCCTTGGGTCGTTCTGATCTAGTTCTTAATATCTCTATGGCCGGAACAATCGGCCATGCTGGATGTTTGTTAGCTGCGGTTCTTCCGCCTATGCCCTCATATCCCACCGATGCAACATTGCTTATAAATACTGCTTTGACTGGACCTCATGCGTTTTTATTTGCTAATGAAGCAACCTCAGTGGTGATTCCAGTTCCTTGGTATTGCAACACTGATATGATGACGTTGGATATGGACGGAGATGTAGCTTATAGAAACACAGCTGATATAACATCCATAAATGGCAATTATGGTACTTTAGTGTTTATTGTCATGAATCCGCTTGCAGTCTCCGATAACTCCGCAATAGAATTATCTGTTGTGGTGGAAGCATGTTTCAAACATTTAGATATGGTCATACCAACACCTCGTTACTTGGCTTTTGCCCCCCAATCCGGGAGCTTAAACCCAGTGTATGATGACTATGAAAAAATTATGAAACATATTGGAGATGCTAACCGATCCTTGCCTTCGGGCGATAAGAAGGTTAAGCGGCGATTTAGTAAAGCTCAATTACTCAGTATCGTTAGTGCTACTACTAGTCTGGCTAGTGCCGCAACCCAATTGATGCAACAATGGGTTGTTTCTGATGCATTGACAGAAGTCATCAAACTTGTTCCCCAAGCTGGCTTGCTGTCAGGACTGTCATCTGCGATTATGCCAGGTTTGATAGGAACGGTAGCCAGTAAAGGTACTAAGTTGGTGGGCGATGTCCTTGATAAAGGAATTGGCGCACTTCGTAAGCTCACAGGATTACATAATCCTAATGAGGCGGTAATTGACGCTCGTTATATCAATACTGATGTGAATTTTGCAAATATGGTTGATGGTAAACAATACTTTGAGAAGTTGGATCCTTATGCTAATACAAACCGAGTTTTGTCAGAACATGTCTTTGGCACTCCAACTGATGAGATGGATGTTACGCATATTACATCAAAGGACCAATTTATTGGAACTTTTACAGTCTCTCAGGAGGACCGACTAGGTAAATTAGTATGGGGTCGTCCGATTTCCCCTTTCCAAGGAGGTGCGGGTTTGGCTGCTGATGGTATCATATGCTCCAACAATCTAGAACTCATGCATTCATTGCATCGAGCCTGGAGAGGAGGTCTTAACATCAAGATACAATCAGTGATGAATAACAAGCAACAGGTAAAATTGAAGGTCATTAAATACTACAATCCTAGTACTGAAGCTTTTAATACACAGCCAGTCTATGCTACTGTAGTTAATGCTCCTTCACATCTTTTGGAGTTCACGCAGGGAGCTCAAGATCATACAGTTTCTCTGCCCTACTTATGTAGGAATGCATTGTGCCCACGGGCCGAAGATACTAGTGCTGAGGGCTTAATTCATGGTATGTACTACATTTATGTAGCTCAGCCCTTGGTTTCAGCTGATGGCTCTCCTTCATCTGTCGAGTTTAATGTTTATATGAGTGGTCAAGAGGACTTACAATTTTATGGTTATACTACCTCCAACTTAGGTTGGAATGACATTGTAGGACCCTTAACCCCAGCTTTAAATAACGGTACCTTAAACGAGGATGATTTCATTGAGCTTCCAAAAAGTTTTATAGGAGCTATAGCTCCTGACGATACGTCAGCTCTGAGTCAACCAGAAATGATAAGGTATTCCGACAAGATTAAGAAAAAGGTCGTAGCTGATTATGCACTACCCCCAGCTTTCTTCGATGACCCCGCTAATTATATTATGCGCAATGGTATTATAACTCACATCAGGCGTGTTAGAAAACGCACAGACCGCGTTTTTGAGCCTCAGTCAGGACCTATTCAAGTCATGAATGAGCCGCAAGATCAACACCCAGATTTGAGTAATGAACGCCAATCATTACCTATTGAATGTACTCGATTGAAGCCCAATATTAACATGCGTGATATCATTAGACGTATGTATAAGACCGAAGCGTTAACTCAGGAGATAAACGCCGGCGCTACAGCTATAAATACCTATGCACTATCTGGTTTCTTGTATGAGAAGCCGGATGAATTTTATTATTCTCCAATGGGCATGGTATCTAGGATGTATTACGGAAAAACAGTAGGATTTAAGTTTAGAATCGCCGTTACGTTACCTCGTAGCACCGATGAGACGGCGACTATTGATAATATATTTACTCGAGTGTATTATCAGCCTCAAACTTTTAATGTTAATGTTGATACTGCCACTATTCTTGGTAGTCCTCCTAACGTTTCTTCCTACCCGCCGATTACGTTAACTTCTACAATAGGTGAACCTCCTATGCCTTATCAATTGACGCCGGTAAAGCAAACTTCGTCGACTATTTTGTACGAGTTTGTTATACCTGATACATCGTTTTATAAGTTCATGGGTTCGCCAAATAAGTTTTTAACGTTTTCTGGCTCCACTGTATATCCATATCTATCCACGGCCGATTTTGGAAATCTCATTCTTGAGATTACTAATTTATCTGGTGATAAGTCTGTCACCCCGGTCGTGGAGCTGTATGTCGGCCTAACTGATGAGTCACGCATGGGTTTCCATTCGATTGCTCCACCTTTTAGGATACGAAAAGCAGATGCATATTATCTGGGAGACGCAACAAATCCCTATAATACGCTCACTAACACCGC